ATGGAAACGGTAAATCCCAAGTGATGGGTCAAGTGGCTTTATGGTTAGCAAAGCATACATCGGTTCTAATTGCTTCAATGGAAATGAAAGCTGAAATAACAGTTGCTAGAATGGTTAGACAAGCTGCTGGTTGTGCTAAACCAGAGAAAGGGTTTTACCCAAAATTCAGAGAAAATACTGATGATAACCTTTGGATATACGATCAAACCGACACAGTCGATAGTGAAGATATATTAGCAATGATTGACTGGTCTGCTGAACGCTTGAATATTAAACACATAATGATTGATTCATTAATGATGTGCGGTGTTAATCAAGACGATAACGAGAGCCAAAAGAACTTTGTTGCTCATTTAACGACTAAGGCTAAACAGCACAATATTCACATTCACTTGGTAACTCACGCAAGAAAAGCACCAGTTGGACAAAAGGGTTACTTCCCTGATAAGTTTGATGTTGCTGGTAGTGCTGCTATTACTAATCTAGCATTTAATATCTTAATTTGTCATTTGAATGTTGAAAAGAAAAGAGCAGTTGATAATAATGAACCAACTTCATATACTGACCCAGATGGATTCTTGAGGATTGCTAAACAGCGTAATGGTGAATTTACTGGTAATTTTGGATTCTGGTATCACGCTGATTCTTTACAATGGATTGAAGAATATTCAGATTTACCAATGAATTGGATAAATTGACTTATATTCTTTGGTATAATAACAAATATGAAGATAAAATACATTAGCATTAAAAAAGAGATTCGTAAGCTGGGATTGACACAAAAACAGGTTGCGGATATGATGGAGGTTACTATCCAAACGCTGGAGTACCGCATTAAAAAAGACAAACCAACTATTCATTGGGCAATCTATGGTATTGCTAATTACTATGGTGGGATTGATGATAATCTAATCAAAGAAATGAACGATGCCAGTTAAGCACACGCAAGAAGATTGTAAACAAGCAATGGCTGCTATGAAAGAATTAGTAGAGCAGATTAAACGTATTGATGACCAAGTGGTTAAGAACCACGTATGCGATTCAATTATTCAATTATGCGACCAGCTACTGGGAGAGAAGTAATAAAAACTAAGGGAATTTCATTAGAGAAAGACTTATTACGTGAACTGTTTGATTATAAAGACGGTCAATTAATTCGTAGAGTTAGCACTATTCGCACCAAGGTTGGTGATGAAATTGGTTGTATTTGTAATAGGACTGGATATATTGTCGTTGGTGTAAATGATAAAACATATCTTGCTCACCGTATTATTTGGATTTGGCATAATGGACATATTCAAAATGGTTTAGAAGTTGACCATATAAATAGAAAACGTGATGATAACAATATTGATAATTTACGGCTTGTAACGCACCAAGAGAACGCCTTTAATACTGCGGCAAAAGGATATGGCTGGAATAACAACGCTAAAAAATGGCATTCTGGTATCAAAGTTAATGGCAAAAGAAAACATCTTGGTTATTTTGATAATGAGATAGATGCTCGTAATGCTTATTTAAATGCTAAAAAAGAACTACATCAAATTGAGATTCACTAATGAGAAATAACACTTATTCGTTTACATTGCCGTTCCCAGTATCGGTTAATCAATACTATCGTTCTATCCCTAGAGGTAAGTTTTGTTCTGTTATATTATCGCAAAAGGGTAGAGAGTTTAAGGCTAGGGTTGCTGAATTAATAACTGAACGAACGCCAACTGATAAGCCAATACTTCTTATGATTAAACTACACGCACCAACCAAACGAAAGTATGATGTTGATAATATGCTTAAAAGTTTATTAGATTCATTGATTGGTATTGCTTACGTTGATGATAGCCAAATCCAATGTTTAGCGGTTAGTAAAGAAGAAGTTGTTAGTGGTGGCAAATGCGAAATTAAAATTAAAGAGGTGTAATAATGGAATATTTAATTGTTTTATTGTTAGTGGCTGGTGCTGCTTATTGGTTCTATAACCAAGACAAATGTAATCGATCACCAAATAATGAGGGTGAAAAGGTATTGAGTTATCTACATCAACACGGTTCTATTAATGTTGATGAAGCCAAGACTATTGGTGTTAAACATCTACGCAGTGTTATTTGTAGATTAAAGAAAGATGGCAAGGCAATTAAAAACGTCAATCCATTAGGTCAAAAAGCGGAATACAAGTTTCGCTAATGAAAAAGATAGTTTTAACTAAGAAGCAGAAAGAAGAATTGGAAGTGCTTGGTGCTGTTCTGAATCAACAACAGTTAGCTGATTATTTCGGATTTCATAAAGATACATTACAAGAAATCTTCAAACGCGACCCAGAATCTCTCCGTATGTATAAAAAAGGTCGTTCAGTTGCTATCAATGATATTGCTGGTTCTCTATTAACTAAGGCTCGTGCTGGTGATATGACTGCTGCTATTTTCTATCTTAAAACTCAAGCTGGATGGCGTGAGGTTTCACGTGATGAAGTTGAAGGCAATACTGAAATAACTGGTATTAGACTTGTTAGCTAATGATTAAAGATGTAGATGTTCTTGACCATCAAAGAGATTTTATTGAAAGTATTAACCCAACGACCGGCTTAGTTGCTGGATTTGGTGCTGGTAAGTCATACGCTGGTACACTCAAGACAATCATTAAGAAGTTACAATACCCGAATATTAAGGTTGCTTATTACTTGCCTAACTATCCATTGATACGTGATATTGCCTTTGAGAAGTTTCCAGAGATGTGTAATGATTTAGGCTTACATTATCAACTGAACAAATC